ATGATGGTAATTCAATTACAATTAAAGTATCTAAAGAAAACAAATCATATTATGATTATGAGGTTGAAGAAAATGAATCTAAGAGAACGATTAAATTGTTGAAGCCAGAATTTGTTTCGTCCATTGAAGAAGAAATTAAAATTATTTTTAATACATAATGTCCATTGAAATAAATCAAACCGCTCAGTTTAAAATAAAAGATTTATCAATTTCATCAAAATTTGGTAAAATTGATGTTGGTGGAATATTTGATGAATTGAACATATTTGATACAATGTTAATGCCTTGTATGTCAGGTAATATTGTTATTCGTGATGCTATAGGTCTTTCTCAAAAATTATATTTTGATGGGAGTGAGTTGATTAATATTGATATATCTAAAGGTGATGAAAGTTTGGCTGTGACAAATATGAAAAAAACATTTAGAATCTATAAACAAACAGATAGAAAAAATTTAAACCAAACATCAGAAATATATATTTTACATTTTGTTTCTGAAGAATTCATATATTCTTTACAGCAAAAAATTAATCAATCTTTTACCGGTTCATATAGTTCTGCAGCTAAAAAGATATTAAAAAATTATTTAAAAGTTAAAACTCCAATTCTTGTTGAAGAATCTCAAGGCCTTCACGATTTTATTGTTCCTTTATTGTCACCCTTTGATTCTCTTAATTGGCTTGCTTCTCGTTCTTTAAATAATAAAAATTTGCCAAATTTTATATTTTTTCAAAACAAATACGCTTATAATTTTAGTTCTTTAGATACAATTTTTTCAAATAAAGAAATTGCAAAAATTAATTTTAATCCAAAAAATACAAGCACTTCAATAGAAAATGATGAATTTTTTGGTGCAAGAGATGTGAAAATAATAAATCAGTTTAATGTGGCACAAAATATATTAGATGGCGTATATTCTGGAAAATTTATTGGTTTTGATGTTTTAACAAGAAATTTAAGCATAAATTCAATTCCTTTTAATAATGTTTATTCAAAAGGAAAACATTTAAACAAATATCCCAATGTTCCAGTTGCAAGAAATAGACAAAATTCAAATGTAGATGAGATGACGGATTCTAAAATAAATTTGTATCCATTTATGTCAACAAGAGTGAATAGTTCATATGTTAAAAAAAATTACAATCGAAATGCAACTGTTATAGATGATACGGATAATTATATATTTCAAAGAGCTGCGTTGCTATCAAATCTGATTGCAACCAGATTACAAATAACTTTGCCTGGTAATTTTTCTCTTTCTTCAGGATTCAATGTGTATCTTAATTATCCAAAACGAGGAGTTTATGACAACTCATCTGAAGCTATGGATAAAACTTTACAAGGTAAATATTTAATTGTGGCCGCAAGACACATAATTAAATATGATAAACATGAAACTTTACTTGAAGTTGCTAATGATTCGAGCAATCGTCCTTTAGTAAAACAAGGATAAAAAATGAAAAAGGTAAATTTTGCTGGAGCAAACGGTTTTATATGGTGGGTTGGTGTTGTTGAGGATCGACTTGATCCTTTAGCCATTGGCCGGTGCCGTGTAAGAATATTTGGATGGCACTCTGAAAAAAAGAATTTAGTTCCTACAAAAGATTTACCTTGGGCTCACCCAATGCAACCAATTAATAATTCTAAAAATTTCTCTGCTCCAAGAATTGGAGATTGGATTGTTGGTTTCTTTTTAGATGGTGAAAATGCACAACAACCAGTAATGATGGGAGTTTTACCAGGAATAAAATGAGTAAATTAATGGAACTACATAAGTTGGCTGCAAAAGTAAAAATATTGGAAGAAAAATATTTTGCTGGAGTATTAACTGAAAAAGAGTTTGCTGAACAAATGGAAAAAACAAACTGCCATTGCCATGATGATATTGTGCTTGATGCTTGTCATGCAGACCAAGATGTTTGTTATCGTGAAATAATTAATAATGCAATGAAAATGATTAAAAAAGGAACATCATAATGGCTACGGAAGCTATACCAAGCCCTAATGTTGCAAAGATAGATTCTTTAACTTCTGCTGACACTAATGATAAGAAAAAAAATTTGCCGTCAAACCCACCAGCTTTAGGTGTAGGCATTGTTGAAGGCACAATTGTTGACAATTTAAATTCTCAAATATCTCATGTTTGTGATTTTTCTTTAGATATTCAAAAAAATATTGGATTAAAAAAATATGTTAAAGCCATTTCTAGGTTTATTAGAGATGGAATTCGTGCTGTTAAACTTGCATTAGGTTTTGGAGAGCCATCTGGACTTATTTTTACCGTTATTGAGAAATTAAAAGCTGCAGCTGCTTTTATTAGATATGTTCAAAAAGAATATATTCAACCTGTTCTTGATTTTCAAAAATATGTTCTTGATGTTGTTGTAAAAATAAAAAAACTAATTCAATGGATTTTAAGTTTGCCAGCAAAAATATTTGCCATGTTAAAAGGTTGTTTAACAAGACTTTATAAAACAATTGCAAGTATTTTCTCTGACGCTTGGAACGAAGCTACAGCTGAAGAAGCAGCTGACTTTGCCGCACAGAATCCAACTAGCGATTTGATTACTGAACCACCAGGAACACCAGAAGAAGGGTCTTTCGCCGAATTAAGAGAAGCTGCTAGTGATTTGAATAATGCTAGAAATGAACTCACTCAAGGAGTAGAAACTGTTGTTAAAGATACTGTAACAATATTAGCTTCTGCAACAAATTTAACTTCCGTTTCAACCACAGATGACGGTGATTTGGATTCAGAATTACTAACAGAAATTCTTGTTGAAGTTGAAGAATCATCAACTAACGCTACACTTGTTGCTGAAAATAATTTTAATAATGTATCAAATATTACTAACGCAAAAGGAGGATAATTATGGCAACGTATGAAAGACCTCCAATTGAAAGTACCTGGATTGAACCAGAATCTGCTGCGAACGATGAAACTAAACCAGAATATCCATATAATAATACTCAACAAACTGAAGGCGGACATTCATTTGAAATGGATGACACACCTACTCGTGAAAGAGTTCGTATTCAACATGGCAAATCAAAAAACTTTATTGAAATGCACCCCAATGGTGACCAAGTTGTAAAAATATTTGGTGATGGGTATGAAATTGTAGCCAAAAATAAAAACATTTTAATAAAAGGTGTTTGTAATATTACTGTGCGTGGTGATTGTAATATGGAAGTTTTAGGTAATTTTAATCAATCTGTTACTGGTGATTATAATCTTGCTGTTAAGGGTCAATATAATGTTAGAGCAGTTAAAGATATTTCTATATCAGGTGATGATGATGTATCAATTTCTGCAAATGAAAATACTGGCGGTTCTGTAAGACTTGGTGCTGCAACATCGGTTGATATAAGTTCAGATTTAAATGTATATGGACCAGCTACTTGTGATTCGCTTGTTGCAACAACACGAGTAACTGGAGGTATGGGTGTTACAGCTGGACCATTTGGATTTACATCTGCTCTTGGAGGACTTTCTCTTGGCAAACCAACTCCAGCAACTCCAGTTGCAATACCTGGTTCTATCACCACGGTGGGACCAATTATTTCTGATGTATCTGTGGCTGCACCTCTTGGTAATTTTTTAATAATGACTTCTGTTTTGATGACAGATATAGTTAATACGACAATGTATAATTTTCACCAGCATCCTGCACCAAGAGGAATTACAGGATTTCCAACTTTGCCAATGATTTAATTTATAATGGAGAAATAAAATGACAACAATAGCAAATTCAGCGGGAGTTTTTGCAAGACTTGGATATAACTTTGATGATCCAAATGAAACCATACAAGTTTTTTCAGACGAAACAAAAGCACAACTAAATGCAGTTCCTGCTTTACTTGATTCTTGGGCTGGAAAAGATTTAGCAACTAGTAATGTAAGTGCTTATTACAAAAATCCTGTGGCTACAGATGTGCAAACTATTAGTAATTCTGCAAATTCAATCGTTTCACTTGTTACTGCAGCCAATGGATTACAAGGATTAACGGGAACAATTACTACTTTATTTGCTAATATTGCAAATACTAATTTGGCTACTGTTTGCCAATCTTATAAATTACATACTGATAGGCTTTCGGGAGTAAGAAATTTTGATGATGATGTTGGTGCCAATACTTCAGCCATTTACACCTCGCCATATAAAGATCCAGCGATTGGTTATGGCAAATCAGCAATGTATATTGTTAATCAAACAGATGGAATTGTTAACACCGCACCAATTTTAGGTAGTTTTACCAGTCTTTTTGTTGGTCCACAGATAAATGCAAACTCAAGTATAATTTCAACTTACTATAATATAATTAATAATAGTATAACAATAACACAAGACACAAGTGGAGCTTACTCAAACACAGTCCACACCTCAAACCTTTCTTTATCGGTAGTTACAACAATTGATAGCCAGCTGGCGAACACCACTATATTTTTGGCAAACAGAGAAAATCACGATAAAAATTATTATGCCAATCTAAAAACTGTGTCGGAAGATTATCAAGAGCTTCGTAAATTACAAAATTTGGGACAATCAGAAAGCACTTTGATTGAAGATTTTATTGGTACAGACAAACTACTTTCTAGGTTGAACGCATAAATAAGATATGGCAACCGTAACCACAAACATCGCTCGGGAATATAGTGATTTAGACTTAAACTTCACTATTCATCCAGTTAAAAAAGACATAAACCGCCATGTTGGTGATATGGCGGTCATCAATTCTATAAAGAATTTGGTGTTAACTAATCACTATGAGAGACCATTTCAACCAGACATTGGTAGCAATATTCGCCGACTTTTGTTTGAAAATATGGACACAATTACGGCTTCTTCCATAGAAAGAGAAATAGAACAGACAATATCAAACTACGAACCTAGAGCTAGAGTTTCAAGAATTAATGCTATTGCAGATTTTGACAGAAATGGGTTTAAGGTGGAAATGGAATTCTTTGTTATCAATAGAACTGACCCAATCACAATTAATTTTTTCCTAGAACGGATTAGATAGAAATGGCTAACGCTCGTTTACAAATCTCTGACCTTGATTTTGACCAAATCAAAACAAACTTAAAA